CTGGTGGGTGTAGAGCTGACCGAGCCCCTTCACCGCCTGGATCTGGAAGTCCAGGGTGGACTCCGGGATGCCACGCGCGAGGAGTTCCTGGCGCGTCTCCTGGGTGAACTCACCAGACTCGAGGAGCTCCTGCTGCGCCCGCGAGAACAGCTCCTCGGTGGAGGGGCCGGGATCCTGGTCGGGCTCCGGGTCACCCCCCGGCTGGGGATCCGGGGCGCCGCCGGAGAGCTTGGTCTCGAGCTCGCGGTAGGACTTCAGGAGGTCCTCCACGGTCTTGAACTTCTCGGCGCCCTCCCCGAGGCCCTCCGGGAGGGGGGTACCACCCTGTTCGGGACTGGGGTCCTGGCTGGGCTCCTCCGGATTCTCCGGCGGTCCGACGGGCGACGGCGTGATGCTTGCGCTGGTCTCGGGCATTGGTTCCTCCCCTAGCCTGGTGTCTGAGAATTCTCGACGAGTCTCCCGAGGGCCTGCGCCAGTTGTGGCGCGGCCGTCTGCAGGAGGCTGTTCTGGTTGTCCGCCTCGGCCTGTTGCGCGACCTCCTCGTCAGAGAGGAGGAGCCCGTCCGGGTTTACCCCGGTGGTGAGCGCGAGGCGCCGCAGGAGCTCGTTCCCGTGGTGGCGCTTCGAGAACTCCTCAGGACCGAGGGCGTTCTGGCCGTCCTGGGTGTAGGCCAGGAGCTTCAAGCGCTCCTGCCCGCGGGCGAGGGCCTCGAGCCCCGTGATGACCTGGAGGTCCACCTTGATCTCGCTCGGGATCGGGGGGAGCTCCTTGGTCCGCTCGAGGATCCGCTCCGCTTTCTTCGCGAGGGCCGCCTGGAACTCGGTCGCGAAGGTGCTGAAGCCCCCACCGAGGGCGACCTCGAGCTCCTGCATCATCGCGCGGATCTCCTCCGCCGTGACGCGCTCGGCGTCCCGCTGGATCGCGGAGCGGAGGAGGAACCCGAGCTCGACCCGGGTCTCGATCCGCTGGAGCATCTGGAGCGCGAACGAGAGGTCCGCCCCCTTCTCGAGGTTGATCCCCTTGACGAGGTCCCCCTCGCCCCCGATGCAGCCCCCGTTCGGGGTGTTCATCAGTTGGAAGGGCGTCATCCCGCTTCCCGGGCTGACGGCCCACTTCACCTCCGCGGCGATGGCGGCGGCCTCCGCGAGGGCCTGCGTCAGACCCTCGAGCGTCCTGAGGTCCCCCAGGGTCTCCTCCCCGAGGGAGCGGCCGTAGTCCTCATCCGGGGGCGCCCCGAAGCGGGACACGATCCAGGGGACGTCGGCCTCATCCCGGCCGTAGACCACAAGGCTCCCCGGGACGGGGGACCTGTCGCACTCCTGGCGGGAGATCCACCCCTGGTCCGGGGTGAGCTCCACCACGCGGTAGAGGGTCTTCACCCTGTTGTTCCCGTCGAACCCGAGCGCGGCCCTGACGCCGTCGTCCGTGAAGTCGGCCGCGGTGACCCGCTCGCACGTCAGTAGGCGCCACCAGGACCCGTCCGCCTTGCGGGAGACCTGGAAGTAGGGCAGGCGGTAGAGCCGCGGTCCGGTCTCCCGGGAGAGGCGCATGACGCTCGTCCCGGCGACCAGGACGTGGCGGAAGAACTCGTACGAGGCACCACGGATCCCGCGTACGTTGACCCACCGCTGTACCTGCTCCGCGCGCTGGGCGAGCTCGAGCCTGGCCGCCGTGACGTCCTCCGCGTCGCCCTCGACGCCGAGCTCTCGGAGGTCCGCCGGGCTGATCTCGTAGCGGAGCCAGGGCTCGCTCGGGGGGAGGAGGGTGAGCTGCAGCCGGGCCGCGAGGTTGTTCAGCCCGCGGGCCCCGACCGACTGGAAGGTGTCCGGGAGGTCCCGCCCGGGCTCCGTGCCCTCCGGCGGAATCAGGTGCGGCACGGTCAGGGCGGAGACGCGCCGGGCGCGCTCGAGGGGCTCCCGCCTGGGGCCGAGGCCGGACTCCCAGATTGAGCGGAGGGACCCGATCGGCGCCGGGGCGGAGACCGGAACCACACCCCCGGCGGGGCCGAGGGCGAGGATGGACACGGGTGGCCTACTTCAGCTCCGGGCCCTGGATGCCGAGACCGAGGAGGAGCCGCGACCGGAGGACCTCCGCCCCGCGGTTCGAGGAGCCCCGCTCGCGGAGGCCCCGGGCCTTCCGGATCGCCTTGGCACCCCTGACCGGCTCCGGCGGGGGCTCCGGCGGCGGCGGGGGTAGCTTCGGGACGCTGATCTTGGGACTGCCCATAGGAACTAGGTGCTGGGGAAACCGAGGCCGAAGAGGGGGACGCGGAGGTCGGAGAGGCCACCCGGGCCGACGCCACCGCGCTGGCGCTGCCGGCGGGCGGAGGAGCTCGTCGAGTGGAGCGGGTCCTGCCCCTCGGTTCGGCGGCGCGCGATGCGGCGCACGGGGGTCTTCGGGGTGGGGACCTTCGGAGCCGCGGCGGCGCTCACACCGGCCCCAATCGCGGCCGTGGTGGTCGATCCGAGGCCGGAGCTGGTGAGGCCGCCGCCGACGATAGTGGTGCCCACGCTAGGCGTCCGTCTTCTCCCGACTGCGCTGGAGGCGGAGGTTCTCGACGCAGGTGCGGACCTTCACCGGGACCGACGCCTGCCCCGCGGCGTAGGCGTGATGCACGGCGAAGTCGGGCGAGGCGATCCTCTGGAGGTCCAGGACAGGGGGGATGGTGAACATCTCCTCGAGCCACCGGATCTGGCTCTCGGTGAACTCCGGCGGTGCCTGGGGGTCCTTCTTCGTCGTCATATGTCCGCCTGGGGTAGGCTCTTGGGGCGTTGTGGGGCCGTTGTACCCCGCTTAGCACCCACTTGACGACCCGATCTCGTACACCGGGAGGTCCGCCAGCTCCTCAGGGAGACCCCCCGCGGCCACCTGGTGCTCGTAGTGCATCAGGGCGAAGAGGTTCCACGCGGCGGCGGCGACGTGATCCTCGTCACGGAGGCCCATCATCCGCTTCTGAATGTGGCGCATAGCGGAGTCGAGCACGACGGAGTACGGCTGACCCCTCTCCCAGTTTCGATCCCCGTAATGCACCGATCCGCGCTCGTAGTGGTGCGCGAGGCGCGCGAGGGCGAAGGGGGAGATCAGGTCGTACCGCCCCTTCCCCTCCGCGGCGTCACGGATGGATCCGGTGATGAACGTCCGGACGGCCGTGTCTGTTTTCTCTTCGGTCATAGCTTCATGAAATAGAGGGGTTTTCCAAGATCACGCGCGAGGGCAACCTCGGACGAGGACCCGGGTGAGTCCTCCCACTTGGGGAGCACGGCCACCAGGTCGGAGATGGTCAGAACCGCACGGTCGACGTCCATGTAGGTCTCGTACTCGAGATCCTGCCGACCGCCGAAGGTGTCGTGCGGGATGAAGACGCCGGCCCGGTCCCAGCGCCACTCGAGGATCCTCCGGGCGCGCTCGAAGGCCGGCCGGTTGTGGTCCGCCACGCCGGATATCGGGCCAGAGACGAAGATCAGCACGGCGGCTCCCAGAGCGTGACGGCGGTGGTCTCGGCGTCGTACTCCCCAGCGCGAACCACACGGGCGACGCGCGCCGTGTTGACCGCGAACTCCTCCGAGAGGCCGGCCTTCTTGTACCGCTTTACGATCTGATCCCAGGCCCAGGCCGCGTCGCGCTGCTCGTCGATGTACGGCGCGAGGATCTTCCGCGCGGTTTTCGGCCCGACACGGGGGCACCCGCTGAAGCCATCCGTCGGGTCGCCGGCGAACGCGAGGATGAGGTGATTGACCTCCGCCTCATGCTCCGTCACGCGGTAGGTCACGCCGCACGTCTTCGCCCTGAGCCCCGGAATCTGATCCAGGTCCTTGTCCTCGGAGTAGACGATCGGGTCCCGCAGCGTCCCGCCGGTGGCGAGGATGCCGAGCACGTCGTCGGCCTCGAGCCGAGGCAGCTTGACGCATTGGAAGTTCAGCTCCATCAGCTCGCGGAGGGCCTTCAGGACGACCGGCTTCATCGCCACACGGTGCCCCTTGTAGTGGGCGAAGAGTCCGTGTCTGAAATAGTCCCCGTCGCAGGAGAGGGCGACGATGGGCTGCGCGCCGCCGAACGAGTTGCAGATTTCGTCGATCCGCGCCCCGACGAGCATGTGCGCCTCGTCCGCGTTGCCGACGCTGGTGTACGTCCCGTCGCCCCAGTCCATCGAATACTGGACCGAGGACGCGGCGGTGTACGCCACGATGTCCCCGTCGATGAGGACCGTCCGATTGCTCATGCTGCGTGCTCCTTGGTTCTGCTGGCGTACGCCCGAGCTCGGATGTAGGCGCCAAAGGGTGTATCAGCCGGGTGCGCCCACGACAGGGCGACAGCCTCGGCCTCGGTACGTTTCGTGAGGAGGTAGGGGAGTAGGGCGCGCGCCGCGGCTCGGGCGGTGTCACCGGAAACGCGCCAGCGCCACGCCTGTCTGTATTTCGGGTTTTCCCGGGGGCCACACGGGCGGACGGAACCACCGAGGACGGCCCTGCAGAGCCAGAGTGGCTTCGGGTCGATGCTGTCCCCCATGATCTCCGCCGAGCGGTTGGAGGTGGTCGCGAAGTAGCCCTCGCCATCGAGCCACCCGGCGACCTGCGCCATGGCTAGTGCGTCTCCGCCCATGACCACCCTTCCTGCGCCTCGCCGGTGATCGCGAC